AATGGCTCTAGCTTCTTGTTCTTTTCTGATTTGTGGTAGAGTAGTTTCGGCGGCGGCATTGGTAGCATTCCTCACGTCACGAGTATAATCAGATCCCTCCTCCCAGCTATGAGGCCCTTGCCACTGGCTTCCAGCACCATCAATTCCAGAGCGCATCTTAAAACCTTCTTCTGGTGCATCTTTCACAATATTTCCGCTAATGTCTCTATGTTCTTTAGGGGACACATCAGTCGTATAGTATTGTTGTCCTCCAGCACCATAGTGTAGTTTTATGTCAGTAGATCCGGGGAGGGGAACGCCACGAGTTCCAGTAGTCATCTCGTGGATGGCTTTGTATGCATCCATCAAATCATTCATTCCAGCCATTCCACTCTGAGCCGCATTCTGGGCACTAGGCCTGCCAACCACGCCACTGGAAGATGCGTTAAATCCCTTTGCCTCGTACTCATCAGTGGTGGGGGATGGTTGGTAAGAAAGCTGACCAATGTTAATGTCCATGGGCCTTTCTCCAGAATACTTATTCTGAAGGTTCTGTAGAAATTCCGAGTAGTCGAAGTCTTCGCCCATATTAGATTAGGTTTTGGATGTAGGAAGGCGAGAATGCCTTGGTTTGAATGTCAACTTCGGCCTGTTCACCATCCTCCATTGAAATTGTTTCCTCGTTCAAGCAACGATAGGCCAAGTCCCAATAGACTTGCGCCCTCTCAAGCTCGTTGATGTTCTCGTAGTTATACGCCTGCACACCATACCGATATGCATTTCTGTTGGATGGAATGAGAAGATCAGTGTCGTTAACGAGAGGCACATATCCCCTCCTGACAATACAATACATGGTTCGATCCTCTGGCACTTTCCCAATCAGCCTATAACGCTGAGTGTCGGAAGTATTGCCACTGGGAAGCGGGGAAACAGGCGTGTTGCCCTGTCTGATAATCTGAAAGTCTCCCACATACGTGTTTGGAAGCCACCCAAGTCCACCCTCAATCCAAGGGAACCAATCAGACATGATGTCTCCAATCTCACCAGTAAGATATGTTGGATCAATAGCCACGCATTTCAAGATGCTTTCAATCCCCGGAACTGTGTCGATATAGTAGTTTCCTCCGCCATCAATCTGGGGGGTGAAGGAATAAATAAATCTATTCCCCCTCCACTGACCAGAAGTGATAAATCTCTCGTTGCAAAAATTGATTGCACTCGCTACAACAGGATCAGTCGCACCTATCGACGAAATATAAGGCGCAAGTAATGTTTTGGCCTGTGAAAAGGTGAGAGATGCCATGATCGGCTTTATCTACTCACTAACCAATGCTTTAGTCAACTAGATTCCTTCCAACTTTCCCTATCCTCTCCATTGTCAATGTTAAGTTCGGGACACACATGCTCATCCATGTAGGTGTCTAGCATCCCCCTGATTGCAAATTGGTTGCCAAACTTCGTATGGATGAGACGAGTCTGTCCCTCATCCTCCCTAGTAAGGATAATCACTCCAGCATCAAAGAACTCTGCCGCCAGCATCCGCATACTAACCACTGACATAGCCGCCTGAGTTTGCTCACTTTGCAAATCCTACTGAGGGCCGTAATTAGGACTCTGCTCTTTCTTTTTGCGTGGCATGTCTCCCCTTTACCTTAACGCTGATAATCAAGCCATGCTTTTTATTTATCTCTTAAAATATCCTCCATTTTCTCCACTATCTCAGGTTTTAATCCTCCCCAACTCCATTCTTGGTTGATGAATGTTGGAACTTCAGAAGGCAACTTCCAGCTATAACAATCATTCCTTTCTCTGTAAGCCCATGCACCATAAGAGTTAAACTCACTGAATCTAGCCTTTGGCCTTTTCCTTAACCATGAATCAAGTGGCTCGCCATGCAACCCAAACATGAATTGCCTAAACTCCCTCAAGCACTTCCTGTCAAAAACAAATGGATGACGGCGCATAAACTCATAATCAGGCCTCCATCCAATAGCTTCCTGCACTACAGGATACCAAGGAGTGTGTTCTTCTGGAACAGCCTCGTATAACCAGATTGGTTTTCCATTATCAAACAAGTCATCTGGAGTTATTTCCCTAGTAAGCAGGCAATCAGAGTCCAAGCACAAGATATAATTTGAGGGACAATATAAGTCGCAATGGAGCTTGTCATTCTGTTGCCCGATATAATCATCGCCCCATCTATTAACCAGATGCACCTCCTCGCTTCCCTTTGGAAGCATGTCCAGATCTCCTGACGGAATACATAAATGAATCTTGCCAAATCCTTTTGCATACTTCTTCAGAGAACGTAAGCAATAATTGAGCCACTGAAAATCTCCGTGATAGGAGCGGATAAAAATATCTACATTCATTTTGGAACACAAAGGATGTCATACTGCATCCCATCTGGATCTGGATAGCAAGTAACATCATATCCATGATCGTACATAAATATCATAATGTCCTTTGACTCAACACCCTGCTTCTTTAAGGCATAATAATTGATCTCTATCCACATCTTGGGGCGGAATCTCTCAATCAGCCCCTTCGCTCCCTGCAAAGCCTTTAGCTCATATCCCTCCACATCCAGCTTGATAAAATCCAATCTATCAAGATTCAATTCATCCAAGCACATAAGCTTTATAGCCTCGCCACTCTCTCCAATAGAACTAGCGCCCACGTTCTCACAAGTCTCCAAGAAAGCCTCTCCTCCGTGGCTACAGAGTCCGTAGTTGAATGCTTTGGCATCGGGGCAGTTGTGAACAAGGCACTGAAATGCTTTAGGGTTTGGCTCAAATGCAATCACTGTGCCAGATTCCCCAACCTTATTCAGATAAGCAATAGTGTGGTCGCCTATAAAAGCCCCGGCATCCACCACAACATCTCCCTCGTTAATGTGCTCAAGAATGATAGGAATGGCATACTCGTCGTGATCCAATCTCCCTGACGATTCCACCCACGAAGAGATATGAGTGTCTCCCTCCAATACTGCAATCCCATTGGGGAGAATCTTCATTACTTCCTATACCTAGCCAACATCTGGGCCTTCCTAGCAGACCACTGCCCCGGCTTTCCACCTTTTCCCCCAGACTTGATCTTGTTAAACAACTGCTTCCTCATCGTCGGCTTGGTATAGTTACCAGCCGCATTCACTTTTGACTTTTTACTGGTTGCCATATTGAAGGCTTGACAATTACACACTCCTGCCCAATCATGCAAGCTGATTCTGGAAAACAGAATCGGTGTAACGACTGAAGATCGCTCCGGGCGGGTCACTCGTGAAGGTCAAGAGAACAGGAATTGCCGCCTGTTCTTAATTTGAGAATGAGCAGTCCCATGTTCCAAGGTTAGGCGAGAAGGACTCCAAATCCATCTGCGCTAGGTTCGATTCCTAGGGGCTGTGCCATTCCTCTCACTCCAATCCACCCAGCAGATAAGGCTCCATAGGTCATACTTGAAGCCGAGGGAGTGCAGAAGCTCTAGTCTCGCCTAGGGCTTCTTATGTCTTTTTCTTTTCTTACTTTTAATCATTTCCTTCTTTTCTTTTTGGGAGCAGGATGAGATTCTCCGTGAGCTCCAGCGAACGGCTTAGCTCTTGATGTAAACAAAACCCACTTTCCTTTACATCAAACTCATAGTCATACATAAATTTACAACAATTCTATGCTCAACCAAAACTCTCACCTCATAAATCAACAATCAATCTTCAAAGAAGCTTCCCAACTAGCTCTCAACGGAGAAGATTGCTCTCATCTAGTCCAACACCTAGATCCAGAATACTCCATGAGGCTAAGAGTGTTTGTCAAAGACTTGCCTGAGAATGTCAGAAAGCTATCCCTCTTCGGAAGAGCCAATCCACCCATTCCCAAAGCCAAACCTAAACGCAAGTCATAACAGAATCTCTATTCCCTTCAGTTAAGGGAGTCTTATCTCATTGTTCGTTTCTTGTTTCCAGAGTCTCTATTCACCCCAGATAAAGTTGTCTTATCTCACTATTCGTTTCCTTAGTTCGCTTTTGTCGCAAATTGATGGAAACGAGGGAATAAGGATAGTGTCACAGGGGTTTTATGGAAAATTTTATTAGGGAGGATTCTTCAAAATAGGCTAGAACACTTTGGGGCAAACACCCGGTGCACGTCAGTCCCTTTCTCCCCAAATAATAGATTCCTTGCTACGCAAGCCCTTACCTACGCTTCGCTACCGCTCGTTATCGTCGTGCAATCTGCTTAGTGCCGGGACACTAACCATCTTGCTTACTAGATAACTCACTGGCCTATCGGCCTAGCTCCGCTTAATCAATAGCTGGCTAAAGCCAGTCAGTGTCTAATGGCTAGGCTGGCTAACGCCAGCCCATAACGCTTCCGCTCCTAACCCAAGTATGTTCACCTGTAGCCTACCACTCTCATCAGCCATATCAGGAAATATCTTCCCTGCCGCTGTAGCTAGATCAACCATCCTCCTAGAGTTATCCAGTGCTGTAAAGCCATCCATCTCAGCTAGGGCTTCGCTAGAGCGAGCTAGAGATGAGGCCATGTTGGTTCTGAATGTAGAAGCGTGGGAATTCAAAGCGAGTGCCAATGCATCACTAGAACGTGTTACAGGAGTTACATCCTTATGTGCATTCTCTCTTTTGATCTCTACGATAGCATCTGCTTTTCTGCGTAACTTTTCGGCATTGGTTGCAGTCTCCCAATGGTAGCGATTTGCCCACTGTCTTACTGTGGTATATTTCATGCCATGCAGGCGAGCTGTCTCTTTTAGATTACCTGTAGCGAGGTAGGTAGCTCTTACTTCTTCTTTGTCGATTGTTAGTGGGCTAGCCATTTGAATTTAGCGATTCTGTCATATGAGTTACACGATGTCAATCCTTTGGCTCTAGCTCCTTCGTCGCCTTGAGCATGATGTAAGTAGCTGGCGTTGCCAGAGTTGTGGCACGCAGTTCTGTCTGCGTTACAGCTCTCTCTATCTCCTTGCCTTCCTGCGTGTCTGTATTCCAGCTATAGCTTCGCCACTTCGCAATTAAGGCTCTCTTTCTGTTTTTCTGGATCTCTAGGTTCTCCATGATACGGCATCGTCTGTTTATGCCTATTGCAAACGAGTGCTTATCCATGTCTGGGTGATCTCTTAGCTGTTCACCTTCATTTGCTTGTATCTGCCTACGGGATTATCGTCACTGTTACCTTAGCCCATGCCTACTGTCGTCGGCGTTCTATTTTTTC